ATGTTTTGTGGTATAGCTTGGTTATAGTCTAATGTGTTGCCCTCTACTAAACCGCTATTCACTACGCTATTCTCAAATACTACTCCACTTGCTTTTATATCAAATGAAAACCCACCAAGTCCTGAGAAACTGCCATAAGTTCTTAGCCTTAACTGGTCGCCTTGTGATAAGAAAGTATTGCCAAGAGAGCAATACAAAGAATAAGTACTCGATATATCACCACTACTTGAAGGGAAAAATCCAGTATCTAAATAGTTGCTATTTATTGCATTCCAAAATGAACTTCCATTCGGTTTTCTTTCTATCCAAATACCAACTCTTGGAGAAGAAGTAGGATATGTTACTGAACTTGTAACCTCAATATAAAATTCTAAAGTACTGTATAAATTATAATATCCACTATTAGCTATTGTAGCTATGTAAGTCCCAGTGTTAAATTGGTTGCTGGGGTCGTTTGTTTCATTTGCAATAGTTAACTGTTGGACACTCCCACCAGTATTACCTCCTGCAACTGGCCCTGCATACGTTCTTAATGTATTATCATAAGCATTAAATATCCTTGCGTCAATCTGTGCTGAACTTAATCCTATCTTTGTACCTGTTGCTGGTATGATTAACTTCTTAAAGAAGGCACTATCAAAAAAACTACTTTGGTAGCTATATCCAGCATTGGTAAATATCTTATCAATATAAGTCCTTAAATACGTTGCAGGGAATAAATGCTCAGTATCATAACTATTAATATCTGCATCAAAGCCATAATCAATTAACGGATAAACATAACCATAGGTATAATCTTGCGTCCAGCTATCTACCTGCTCATCTCTTTGGTAGTTATGGTTTAACTCCGAGTAATCTAAGTCAGTTAAAAGACTATCGCCAATATCAATAAAGATATTTGAGTTCTTACCAAACAAGGCAACCTCATACTCTATTTTATAGTTATCTAACTTCTTTATTTTTAACAACTGCATAAACCCACTTAACTGTGGTACATCGTTAATAAATAATCTTGCAGGTGTTTTTAACTTAGGATTGAATGTACAATCCCCTACGTTAATATCAAAGATATGCCCTAACAGCTTATTGTTTTGTTTGCTGCCGGGAATAGTTATAGTCTTACTAAAAGCCCCTTGTCTTGTTTCGGGTGTTCTAATATCTGCAATAGAGAAAGTAAGAGGCGTACTTATTGCCTCAAATAACTCTATATCCCCACTACTACCTAATTCAATTCGTGTTCTCATTAAAACCTTTGTCTATATCTACTATATGAATAAGTATACTCTAATGTGTAATTGATTAACTTAGCAACAGCAGTTTGTTTTGTTTCATAACTACTTGCTGTTATGTTTATTGGAATCTCAACTCCACCTCTATCTAAGTAAACATCTGGACTTGTAAATAACTCCTCTATCCATTCGCTTTGAGCCTCAGTTAACCAATCACTAACAATAGTAATAGTATCTTTAATATTAGTATCGTATTGCGTTACTGCTCTATCACTTTGACCGTATGCAAAACTATTTGACTTAATCCAATTGCCTTGTGGCTTCTTAAAGTTACTTCGTGTTATATCTGCATTTATCTTAGTCTTATTCTTAAAGGTTAAAGCATCGTAACCGCCTAACTTATTCAAAAAGAATATTCTTTGAGCCTCAGTCTTAGTACATACGTCCTCTACAAAGTAAGTTCGTGTTTCACTTGTTACCGTTCCATCTTGCTTACTCATTTGGATATTATAACTTGCCACGTTACTCCCTATTACTGGAAAGTTACCAAACTCACTATAAGCATAATCCCCACTTGAAATGTCATTAAAGTTGTATGTTCCTACTCCTACTCTAAAGAACTTCCTTGCATCGGTGCTTACATTTTGGTACTGATTATATAACTTGTAACTATCTATTTGCGCTCCTGCACTATCGAACGTGGTTATGTTCATATAGTAAATATCCCCACTTGTATCTGTAATACCGTATAGGTAATTCCTTTCAGTACTTTGTATCTTTAAATTGTCAGGTGCATTAGTTAAGAATTGTGTATTGCTATTAGCTAATATGTACGGTGTATCATCAAAAGAAATGTAATCTTCATAATCAAAAATAGAGTTCCATACATACTTAGTAGCTGTATTAGTTAAGCCAGCATAGATAGTTCCACTTGTACCGTACTGCTCCCCAAACTTTAATTGATAGTAACAAAAGCTATTATCATTTGTGGCAAAATTATTAGTAGCTAAATCGAAATCTTTAGTAACATAGTTCTCAATGTTTCTTTTAGGATTGAACAAGCCAGTACCATAAGTAGGGTGTGGAAACGTCTTTAACCTCGTTACATAATTACCATTAACGTAAAGGTCTGCTATGTATTGAAAGTTAGGTTGTGTCACTGCTGTTGAAGATACCACGTAGAAATCATCGTTATACGCTGGTCTATATCCAGTAATATCTTGTTGTATTGTTATTGCCATTTAATCTTATGTTAAAAATTGTACTTCTATCTCTCTTCCAACTGCCTCTAATAAATCTTTCTCTAAATCGTCTTTAATACCTTGCACCCCCTCTGATACAAATCCAGTTCCCTTAAATCCTTTTTTCGATATACTTCTACCAAGTAAGAAAGCTAAAGAGTTTCTCGACACTTGAGCATCCAAAGGCTTTTTTCGTTTAACTTTTAATCCTTTCTTATTGGTATAGTTGTTTTGTATATCTTTCCACATTGGAGCAAATCTACTCCCTCTGTTAGCTATGTGTTTTAACATAGCATCTTTATTTACATTCTTTTTCTTAAAACTATATGGACTACCATGCTTTACTTTAGTTCCGTTTACTCCCTCATCCACAAACTTCCAATAATCAGCCATGTAAACTTGAATGTTAATACTTTGCCCAAATACCTTAACTCTTGCCTCAATGCTTTTAGCTAACCCACCACTAACATATCTATCGTTCTTAACTAAACTTTCTCTCAAAGAATCACTTATCCTTTGTGCGTAAACTTCTAATATCTGATAAGGTGTTTTACCTACTGCCACGTCTTTGTTGTTCTAATTGCTCTTCAATATATCCCTGCTTATCTTTATAGTAAGCCAACGTATTTAAGAACTCAATAACATTCATATTCAAAAAATACTCCCATTTAGTCCTATCGTTTCCGCTTATGTTATCTAAGGTGTAATACCATCCCCAATATTCTACGAAAGTCGGTTTAGTTCCTTTTGTACCCTCTTGCTCTGTTTCATTATCTCCTTGTCCAAATAGTCTTTTGTACCTTTCAATAATCTCTGATAACTGCTTAAAAAAAAACCAGCATAACTAAATGCTAAATCCATTGTGCAATGTTCTTTTAAAAACTCTGCTATCTCTTTTTGACTGTTTACTGTTCTCTTTTTTCTAAATCCAAACACATTAACCTCATAAAAGAATACTGCCAATACTTCGTGGTACTTTAACTTTAGTTGCTCCTTATCCTTACATAATGTAGCTAAGTCAATAAACGTACTTGCTATGCTATCCCTCAGTATTAAGTCTACATGAAATCTGCGTCCATTAATCTTTACGTTTGCCTTAACTGGATTCTCACTAATAGTATTAATAAACTTTAGCTTCCCTATTGCATCTCTTAACTCAATAGTACTTGCTTGCTCAGTCCAATAACTGATAGGAATAAACGTCAAAGCGGATAGGTACGCTGTAATACGTTCCAATCCATCCGTAAAATCCATTCCGACAGCCTCTTGTAAGTTGTAAAATTGTTTTAGGGTTACTTCATTCCACCCTTTAGGTACTTTAACTTTCATACTATTATATATAAAAGTAAGTCATTTGTGCAAAAGAATTATGCTATGTGGTAAACGCCATTATTATTATGCCCTAACTTATTAAGTGCTACATATCTAATAGCATCAATAGCATGGTTGTTATAATCTACTGGTTTATTTATACTGTTTCCTGTCTTATCAAGCATCCATTTATAAGTTCTTAACTCTTTTATCAAGTTAGAACTATCTTGCGTTATATTTAGTTTATAGCGTTTTAATATATCTATTGAGTTTTTTATACTATCCGCTCCTTTTTCTGCTCCATTAACTCTAAATTGTTGGTTAGTTAACTCCTGAATGCTTTTAGGCTCTGCGCTATCGGCTATTATTTCTTCATGCGATTGAATGCCTAAATCTCTATACTTGATAGCTAAGTCTTGGTTTGTTAATCCTCGTTGGTATATTAACTCCTTAATCCATAACTCCCCATCTTGTTTCCATACACCTACCATTGCTGAAGGGTCATTAGTAAATCCGAAATCCTGACCGTATGCAATTAGTGTTGCTGTATCAGGTATCTTATCTACTACTTTATAGTCCTCGAATATTAAACCAAACAACTTGCCATACTGCCCTAATCCGTATATCTTCCAAAATTCAGGGTCGGTCTTTTCTAAGTACTCAATCTCACTTACTAAACTTTTAGGTAAAAAGGTATTATCTTTATAGGTGGAAACAATAACATCAACATCGCCTTTCTCAAATAACCTCTTTTGTTCTAACTCTGTGTTAATCCAAATGTTCTCATCGTCAGGGTTGAAATCTATAATAACCTTATCCTCAGTTCTCATAAGCAACTGAAAGAACTCTTTTTTAAAGTCTAACTCGTTGCCCTCATTACAGTAAAGTATATTCCTTTTAGCACCTCTTAGCTTTTGCTCGTCATCTGCTCCAATAAACTCCACTAACCTATCTCCATACTTATAAGTCTTTTTAGTCTTATTGTGTTGGATAAGGTTAAATATCTTATGCTTGTTTAGTTCTTCTTCAAAATCTCGAATAACTGTTGCGTCTAATGTAGTTGAGTACTTTCTGACAGTACTCCAAACGCCTTTAGGAATATATGTATCTCGTGTAAGCTGACCACTAATAAGCCACAATACACATTGCTGAACTACTGAAACGGTTTTACTTGAACGTGTACCACCTCTATTAATTACTATCTTCTTTTCAGAACCATAGTTTTGCGTAAATACTGGTGTGGTTTCTAACTTCATTCATCTCGTTTCTTTTCAACTATCTCTACTTTAGTTATTATTTGGTTGCTATTCTCGGTAATCTCATCTTTCCAGTCCTCTTTACCAATGTTTCTTAAAGCAAATGAAGCACCAGCCCAAGCGAACCCATAAAGGTTTTCTTCATAACAAGACTTGATAAAAGACTTCGCAGCCTTAACCACGTCATTAAACCCCTCTCTATCAGCATATTGCTTAAGTGATTGTCTTGACCCTAATCCTATATGAAATACCATTCCCTCAATAGTAGGTCTGTATTTTCCTGAGTTGTTCTTAGTGCTTTCAAAGTATAATTGAATAGCCTTAGACATATCTTCTGGAGTTTCGAATATAGCTGGTCTGCCTCCTAATAACTTCTTAAAATCTATATCGGCTTTAGCCATTGCTTAAATGTTTAGAATGTAATCTGTATTTAGTATAAGCCTTATTAAAGGCTGTTTGTTTGTATTTTATAACCTCGTAACCTAATAACTTAATCTCGTATATTAGTCTACTAACTGAGGTGTATTTGTATTCGTCTAACTCTTTCTTAGTAAACGTCTTACCTTTTAGTAGTTCGTTAAGTACCAATTTAGGCGTTCCACTATATCCTTGACTCTTAACAAAGCGTTGCCTTGAGAGAAAGTCGGTAGGTGTAATCCCTTGTTCGTATTCTTCTAAAGTCATTATCTATAAAGTTTAGCCATTTGTTCTTTTATTGCTGCTTTACCTCTTTTAAGTAGGTTTGGTTTACATTCGTTACATATATTTGCTTTACATAGTTCGCAATACTCTACCTCTTTAAGTGTTGTATCGTTATCTATTAACTCACATACTCTGCATATTCCGTTCATATTCTAACATTCTATTGTAAGTCGTTATTAAAAAGGCACTCATGCAAGATGGACACGAAGTATTAGTACTTGG